GAAGGCGATTTCCGAGCCAAAGGCGTTTTCGATCAGCGTGGCGAAAGCCGGAGCATTGCGAAGCAGTCGCTCGGTCGCGTAGTGCAGGCACTTCAGCGATTCCAAGCGCAGTTCATGACGGGCCAGTTTCGGGCGGGTCGCCGCTGGAGCGTCGGCTTCGCCGGTCCAGAAGGCCTGGACGCCGCCCCACCGCTGACCGTTGGCGCGGGAGGTTTCATCGACGTAGGGCAGTTCGATGGAGTCGTTTCCTTCGCCGATGGGAATCATCTGAGCCAGCGAGTAGATGCGGCTGGTTTCGCGGGCCTTCGCCAGTAGCGCCGTCGAGAACTCGGTGCCGATGGCAAACGCGCCGTCAGCCGGGACCGCGGCGTTCGCGCCGGTCGCAGTGAGGTGCTGCTCGTAGAGGCGCTTATCGACCACGCCGCCGAGGTTGGCGAAGCTGCCGCGCGGGCTCGTCGCGTAGGCAATAGCGGCAAGCTGCTCGCCGACGTTCCGGAACGGACGCTTTGCCTCGTTGTCGCTGGTGACGCGGGCCGGCTCACGAGTCACGTTCGCCTTCGCGCGGGCCTCGAGGGCCTCGGCCGCGGCGAGTTGCTCGCGGACGGCCTTCAGTTCGTTTTCCTTTGCATCAACCGCCTGCAGATGCGCCACCGGATCGGCGGCGCCGCTGCTGGCGGCGAGAGCCGCGCTGTACTCGGTTTCGAGCGCGGATACTTGCGAGAGTAGTTCTCGTTTCGTCATTCGTTCCCCCTATTTCCCCAGCACTCGCCAGCGCCGCATACGCAACGCCAACTCGTACTGGGCTCTTTGCTGGTCCGCGCTCGGCGCGGCCGTCAAACTTGTGCTTAGAATCTTGGCCTTCGGGTCAGCCCCAATCGGCACGACCGAAATTTCGTATGGCTTCCACTTGCGGGCCAGATACTGCTTCACGTCCGCACCGGGCTTCGACTCCACCACCAACTCGCCGATCTGGACACCCATTGAGACGTTGCGAAGGATGCCGTCTTCGATGTCCTGCCAGAGCCCGTTAACATCCTCGCGATTCGAGAAGCGCAGTACGGCCCGGTAACCGTCATCTGCACGACGCGCGGATTCGACAACGCCAATGACATATTCGGTCTCGTGGGTCATGTGGCCGTCGAGAACCGGCGCACCGGCAGACAATGCGGAGAGGTCGGCGCTGTCCATATCGAAGCGCAACTTCCAGCTTTCGCCCGTGAAGAAGTCGAAGCGCTCGACAGTGGCCCCGCTGTAGAACAGCACCTCGCGGCGGCGCGGGCCTTCGGCTTCGGGCTTTTCGTCGTCGTCGTCCGGCGTCGGCATCGGCGCAAGTAGCTGGCCGGCCAGTTGAATCTTCATGTCCTCGATCACTGCGTCACCCCCTGCCCGGCCTGCCGCACCGGACGGCCTGCCGCACCGGAATCATTGCGCCCTGAACCAGATACTCCTCGCCGCCCGAATACGGATTCAGATTCTCCTTGGCGCGAATCTCGTTCGCGTTAAGCACGCCGATGTTCCGCATGGCCGAGTAGAACGTGGCGCGGCTCGCCGCATCTCCGCGCAAAAGCGCGTCCATGTTGAATTCGGCGTAGTAGGTTTCCGCCTCGCGCGGGCCAAACAACTGCATGTTGATGCGCTTCTCGATGCGGGTCAGCCATGGCCGGATCGTGTGAGTCGCGAAGTCAATGCCCTGGTGCTCGATGTTGTTGTTGGTCGAGCGGGTGAGATCCTGAATCATATGCGGCGGCACGCGGAAAATCGAGCAGATGTCAGCCTTCTGGTACTGGCGCAACTCCAGAAATTGCATGTCGCGGTGATTGATCGACACCGACTTGATCTCCGCGCCCTGCTCCAAAACGCCGATCTTGCCGGCGTTGCGGACGCCGCCGAAGTTTCTCATGAGCCACGTCTGTAGATTGTTCCGGGCCTCGTTCGATAGCGCCTGCGGCACGGTCAAATACGACGGCGGCGTGGCGTTGTTGCGGAAAAAATTCGCGCCGTAGCCTTCGGCGTCTTGCGTCATGCCAAGGGCCTGCGCCATGTAGCTCACGGGCGAGTGGCCGGTGAGGTTGTCCTCGCCGTCGTAGCCTAGTCCTGGAATGTGCAGGATGTCCGAGGCGGTGTACATCTGGTTGGCATATGTGTACACAAGCACGCCAGTCTCCGGGTCACGCGCCACGCGCATTCCGGTCGGCGACAGTGGCACGAGGCGCACCACATCGCCGCGCATGTTGGTCACGATCCTCGCGTAGAAGTTGCCGTGGAGACAGAGGCACTTCGCGGCAAGCTCCCAGAACTCGAAGGCGCTCATATCATCGTTGGGTGCGTCGTGCAGCAGGTAGTACAGCGGGTGGTTCCGGTCGAGTTGCCGCTCTCGCCCGTCAGGCGTGCGCCGGAACACGCCACAGGGAAGACTGCCGATGGACTCAGCAATAACGCGGACGCAGGCCCAAACTGCGGTGATGCGCATGGCGGAGTCCGTGCTCACAAACCACTTGGAGCCGTTGACCGGCTTGTACCAGAAGTCGCTATCCGGCGGCGGGGTAGCTCCGAGTTTTACCATCCATCGGCCAAAAGCGTTCATGTTGCGGTAGCACGAAACTTTCGAGTCGTGCTATCAGCGTAGCACGAATTTTGTCAACGGTAGTACGCGTTTTTTTTCGTGCGCCTACCAGCTAATCGTCAGAGGTACCATGTCCTCGTACACGCTGCGCTCGGCGCGGACGTCTTGGACGCAGATGCCGGTCGCCATTACGGCGGCAATCACGAGGTCGTTGCGGCTGGACTCCCGGCGTCGGTCGGAGTGGATGGGCTTGATGTTGCCGGCTGGATCGGGAGCAACTTCGGTGCAGTCCACGCACCACCGGAACAGCGGATTCCCGTCGTGGACGAGGTTGCGCTCATGCACGAGCGCCTCGAAGCGCTTGCTGGCCGGGGACATGCTGCCGTACCCTTGGCCGAACTCGACCACCTTGATCCCGCCGTCCATGAGTTGCTGCGCGGTGTCGCGGGCTCCCCAGCGGTCGTAGGCGATGGCGCGGATGTTGAAGTGCTGCGCGAGGTCGATGATATGCGCCACGACGTGCCGCCAGTCAACCACATTGCCCGGCGTAAGGCGCACGTGCCCGTCGTCGGCCCAGAGGTCGTAGCGCACGCCGTCGGACAGGCTTTTGTCGCGCGCGGCCTGCTCGGGGATGTATCCCCAGGCGCGGTAGTACACTTTCCCCTGATACGGCCAGCACAGCGCGAACTCGGTCAGGTCGCGCACGCTGGCCAGATCAAGCCCGCCGAAACACGGCACGCCGGTCAGGTCGGGGAATTCGTCGCGGCAGGCGTCCCAGTCGCGGATCGGAATCCATTGGGAATTCGAACTCGTCCACTGGTTCAGATACAACCGCCGGAACGTGTTCTGCCTTTCGGGGCGGGCCAGCGCCTGCCGAAACTCTTCCTCGTAGTCGCCGATTTCATGCAGGTGCCCCAAGGACGGCAGCGCCAGCGGCCAGAGTGTTTGATCGGTCCAGTCGGCGTCGGCGGGGACCTCGTAGATCAGTGGCAAATACGAGTCGTCTTTGACGTCGCCATCGAGGACGCGCTTGGCGTAGCTGTATTCCCGGTAGCAGATGGATTCCTGCGAGGACCCGGCAGTGGTGATCGTGACCCACAGCGGGTTGCGGCGGGACTTGCTGCCGGTGGTGAGCGCGTCGTAGAGTTCCTCCTCGGCCCTGCCCCAAGCGTGCAGTTCGTCAAAAACCACCAGCGACGGATTATAGCCGTGCTTTCCCGCGCCATCGCTGCTCAAGGCGCGGATGATGCTCCCGGTTTCTTTGTGCCGGATCAGCTTGCGGCTTTCGGTGATCTGGACGAGTTCGGAGAGTTCAGCCGATCCACGGATCATGGAGGCGACGGCGTCGAAGCAGATGCTGGCCTGGTCGCGGTCTTTCGCCGCCATGTAAATTTCTTGGTTTGGCTCCGGGCTCAGGAAAAACTCGGCGATGACGAGCGCGGCGACGGTCTGCGTTTTCGCTTGCTTCCGACCCATCGAGCAGTACGCCTTCCGGTACATCCGGCGACCGTCGGCGCGTTTCCAGCCGAGGAGGTTGGCGATCAATTTTCGGCTGTGCGGGAGGAGCACGAAGGGCTCGGGGGCGCCCGACTTGGTCGACTTTGTCAGCGTCAGCGACTCGATGACGGCCTCGGCCATGGCGACCGCGTCGGCGTCGAACCAGATATCAGGCTTTTCGTTTGGCAAGTTCCAATACCTGACTAAGTTTCGACTTCACTGGGGCCTTGGGCACGTCGCGGAGTCCCGCTCGGCCACGGGCGCGTGGCCCCATGAGCAGATGG